GTAGCTAATTATCAGAGGCACTCCCACCACCATAAACATGATGAGGAGAATACTAACACCTAAGCCCCTCATGCCTCATACCTAGCTGTCTTGTAGTTAAGTGTAGTATGTACTATGCCATGCCAACCAGACAGTTTGTTCTTGACAACATTTAGGTGACGCATAGTGTCCTCTTCTTCCGCACCCTCAACAGGTGGGTTCTTAGCAATCAACAACATGAGGTCTGCTTCTGCTGCCTTACCTGTACGACTACCCTCCATCATAGATTGATTTAGTACCACCTTGTTCTCTGCATCCGCTGATAGCTGTGACATGTAGAAGATAGCACAGCCCTGTTGCTTTGCAATCTGTCTGGCATAGATAGCGTTAGCCTTGAGTGCTTCATCAGTACGTGAATAGCCACCTGTCTTAGCGAACTTGTCACCCATGTCAAGCACTACAATGTCTGGCTTGTATGTCTTGCACACACTCTCAACCCATGACATGTCACGATCAGTAGCATCCTTGAACTTTACGTTGTCTCTGATCTTATCGTATGCAGCCATTGCCTTGCCCTTGTTAGCGACAACATCCTTGGCTTCCATGTTAGCGGCGGCTGTGATGTAGCGGTGAGCCACACGGTGATAGCCTTCCTCATTACACAGGACAATGCACTTAGCACCCTGCCATGCGAAGCCACCCTCACCAGCAATTAGGCTGGCATGGAATGAAGTCTTGCCAGTGTTAGGACGTGCGCCAACCTCAATCAAGTGACCAGCATTGACGCCCTCTACCTTACGTGTGAGGGTAGGGATGTTGAATGTCCACTGGCTCTCAAGGCTATTGAGTGACAGGATGTGGTCAATGCTTGAGTCTTCCCACTCAATGTTTAGCTTGGGGGTGAAGTCATCACCATACTGTTCAAGCATGTTACGCAATGGCTCAAGGGTATCCTTAGTACCATTGACATAATCAAAGCCAAGGTTGGCAATGTCCTCACCGATTACCTGTTGGAATAGTTTAGACAACACCTCTTGTGCAATGTCCACACCCATAGGTGCCTCTCTCTTTACGGTGGCAAAGAGTGCAGAGTATGCTGTCTTCTGTGCTGTAGTGAGGGTGGCATTGTTGGACATGAACAACGCCTCAATCTCGTCAGGTGTAACGGTACGTTCATACCGCTGCATGGCACTGTCGATTGCCTTCTTGATCTTACGTACATCAGGGCTGAACAATCGTTCTGGGCATCGTGATCCACGGTGGTTGTCATAGAACTCTTTGTCCATCAGACTACGTATTAGTGCTAGTTCCATCTGGGGTGTATCCTTCTGTTAGGGCTACCAGATTAATTATATCTACAGGGTTATTATATTTTAGATCGTCTGTCAACTTCAATACCCTGACATCAGGGCAGTAAGTACGTAGCTCTTTAGCAAACTTGAGTGACTTAGGTAAGGCATCGGGGTCAAGTGCTACGATTATGGTGGAGAACTGCGACAAGTACCTCTTGTGTCCCTCCGATAATGATGTACCCAACACAGCCACCCCGACATATACATCATCTTCAGAGGCATCCAGCTTGAGTTCGTTGTTCACTGTCGCACCTACGACTGCTGCACTCACGCTGTCCTCCACCACTACAGCGACATTACCACAGCCATGATGGTATGGCAAGTCACTATTCCCATATCTTTTCCATTTAGGTATTCTTTTTCCTAATGATCTACCTGATCCATCAACCATCACACCTCGCTCGTCTAGCACAGGAAAGACAATGCGGTGATCCTTTACGTCATACAATACAATAACATCAATAGGGGATATGCCATACTGCTTGAGGTACTTCCAACACTCAGGCCCATCATTTACTATGTAGTCTGGCTTTACAAATGGGATAGGCTTGTCTGCCTCTGGCTCCATGTATCCCAGTGCCTTGCGAACATCACTAACAGACAGTGCCACATTTGTACCACCAGACACAGGGCAACTAGCCTTGTAACAATTCCAAACAATCTTACCCATTGTATTAGTAATAGTAAATGTATTCTTAGTATGACACACTGGACATGCCATACGTTTACTATCACCAACACTTAACTGTAAGTCATTTATGATTTCTATTATATTCATATCTAAACACTTTCAATGTTGTTCGTTACACTCAATTCTACATGAGCATGACGGGCTGTCAAGGCATTATTTGCAGATGCGAAAGTATTTTTCATGTATGGTTTCACAGATGCAACATGTGTGTGTCCTGTCACTGACATGATCTGAGGTAAAGGTACACCAGCCTCCATCATTTGTGTTACCCCTGTCCTGCGTAAGTCCATAAGACGTAGGGTATCGGGTAGTTCTGCCTCTCGCATGACCTTCCTACCAACTTTAGATAGTCTCTCCATAGCATAAGGATTAAACGTACCACCAACAGGTCGAGGGTGGGGTGCAATGTATGGCTGGAAACCGCAGTCCTGATACTGATCATTGAGCATGGTGAACAACCCATCATCAATGGGTAGGAACACCTCAGCCCTACGCTTAGACTGCACTAGGTACATGCGCTGTCGCTGAAAGTCTATGCTGTCCCATGTCAACATACGCATGTCACCCAGACGTTGGCACCACTGGTATGCCATAGCCACGATCAACCCCACGTTACGGTACTTGTACTTGCTCATGGCTAGTTCCATAAAGTCCATCACATATTCGTGTGACCACACAACCTTACGTTGTGGCAGTGACTTGCGCTTGATCTTGGTGAAGGGGTTGAACTGTATCTGCTCCATCTCAATTGAGTAATTAAAGACACGACTAGCACAGGTTGCTGCATGGTTGGCGTAGCTGATGCCCTTAGTGACCCACTCTTCATAGACTTGCTTTGCAACCTTAGAGGTAACATCAACATGCTTCTTATCGCCAACAGTTGCCACCAACTTGCCTATGAAGTACACATAATCAACCTTAGTTGTATCACGTAACGCCTTGAAATCATTGGATGCATAATAGAAGTGTGACAAATCTGCAACAGTTGATTTATCTGTGATCCTCAGTATCTTTGCCTGTTCCTCACGGTACTGGTCAATGGTATCATTCAACTCATTGGCGAGTAGTTTAACTTGCTTGAAGTCACTGCCCCATTCCTTGCGGCTCACCACCCCAGCATCAACTAGACACTGGGGTGGGTTGAAGCGATAGGACACTACACCCTTGGGTTGTTTACGTGGCTGCACAAATCTCGGTAGGTTTGTCATTTATTCCATCCCAATAAATTTTATCTTGCTCTCTTGAACGGTAGTAGGTTTCTACAAAGTGTTCAATACTATTAGAGTGGTAGTGCTTTTTTCTTTTGTCACTACCCCACTTACCTGTGGTGTAGTAGTATGAGTAACGTGAAGAGTATCTACTCTGCGGTTCTTTATCTTTGTAGATAAATATTAAGGCTTGGTTTTCATGTACAAAGTAGGCCAGTTCTTTGTTGTCTAAGTATTTCTTGACAACCTCTAGCGTTTGGTTGGTGGGCTTTCTAAATCTAGGCTCACCCTTAGAGTTACGCCCAACATAAGTCCACCCCTCATCTTCATTGCCCTCAAATGTTTGTTCAGCCATACCCTATGCTGCCTCTAGTGTGATGAACTTGGGATCACTGACCCACTTGCTCACCTCTTGCTCACGTGACCACATGCTGATGGCTTGTGTATCGTTGCCTGTGTTCTTTAGGTTGAACCCATTGCGTTCGTCTGCATAGCTGGCGTAGTTAGTGAAGGCAGAGTACAAAGAGAACTTGTTATGCCCACGTACATTTACCTCATGGTTGTACAACTGGAACATCTTCTCAGCCTTACGCTTTGACCCAATCATATCATCTAGCAGAGACTTAACATCTACATACTTGGTTGATGTGTTAGCCCAGACCTGCATCTTTTCTGCTGTGTCATATAAGTCTGACCTAGCACGGGTCAACTCTTTGATGAAGCCATCAAGGGTAAAGTTAGCTGTGTTCTTCTTACGCACCTTGTCATAGTCACCAGTAATCATACCATTGGTACAGAAGAAATCAATAGCCCCAAAGAATACTTGATTGGAACATGACCCATCAATGCCATGCAAAGATATGATACGATTGCCTATGCTAGTCTCATGTTTGTCTGTGGTGATAGTGCCTTTCATGTTGGGCAGGGTGATGTCAAGCATAGCCCATGCACCATTACGTGCGGTGCGCCACTGCATGTCAGCACCCCTGACCTCATAAGCATTTAGTTCTTCAGTCACATTCTCTATGACACCACGATAGAAGTCACCATGTGATGCACACTGGAAAGACTTACCAACAATGCCAAGGTACTTGCCTGTGTTTTGGTTGATAACATACTTTTTATCGCTCACTTTAGTATCTTCAAAGTCTACTGCAAAGTCTAGGTGGTCTGGGATCATATCAAACATTGGTAGTCTCCATTTCTGTTTCAAAAAATACTTCGAGTGTATACGAAAAACCTTCTACTTCATGACCTAGATCAATCAGTTTTTCTGTAATCATTTCGGCCATGTAATCAAGCTCTTGATTGGTCATGTCATTAATTACAATTTTCATTAGGTATTCCTCTCAAGGGTTATCGGCAACTGTGCCTGTGTTGTGTAGATAGTGTAACCTATGCTAATGCTTATAGCAAGGGTTAATCTTCCCAAGTATAGGTGTATTCGTATCTCTTTGGAAAGTTAGCATACTCTCTAAAGAAGTAGTGGCTACCCCAATCACCTTGGTATAGCATCTTGTCTGCCCATGCTGGCTTAACGTAGGACGCATGGTAGTGAGTTGATCCACCAGTGAAGTCAGGAACCTCACCCCTCAGTACATCAGCAGCAATCATCATAGAGTATGCCCATGCATATTCATCTTTGGGTTCATCTGATTTACCATCACACCACCAGCTAAACTGACAGCTACGCTTAGACCTACGTTGTTTAACTACATCACAGATAGTGTCAGGCCAGCGGTTATCTTGCACCCTGTTGATTACAACATGAGCTACAGCATACTGTCCATCGAAGGACTCTGATCTGGCCTCATGGTATACGTTCAAGGCTAGGCATGTCAGTGCTGTCATTAACATTATACTGTCCTCGTACAATAAATCTCTGGCTTGCCATTATGTATCACCATCCAAGCCAAGTCAGCTTCATAGATTGGCTCACCTGTTAGTACCGATACAAACGTACTACCCTTGTAAGGGTTATACTTAACAAGTTCTGAAGGCCAATCTAACGGGCTGATATTACTGTAGCCATTATCCTTTTCACCTCGTACAAAAGCATGTACGTTTTTCTTTTGTTCAAGTAAGACCTTGGCTCTACCAGCAGTTTGCACAACAAACTTTACATTACGCATAAGGACAGCATCAGCATGACTCTGCACTATGCCTTTGTCTCGCATGGAAAACTTGTCTTTGTGTAGGTTCCAGTATACTTCCATAGGTCTTACTCCTTTATTGTATCACCATAGGTGAAGGGTAAAAGTATTCTATGTTAGACAACCCCGAAGGCACATACTCTTTGCAGTCTAGTAGTGACACCCTAGCTGATGGTCTGTCCATCTTAACTAAGAGTGTCGCTGTCTCAACTGCACTCACCCAATCATGTACGCTTGGCATTGTATTGTCTAACATAAATACACTAGCCTGATCGTCAATGTCAAGGGTAACATCATATGCCTTCAGGTATGCCATCAGCCGTATGTCTCTCCAACACCTAGCAAGAAATTGTTACGCAGACCCCAGAAAGCATGATCTAATTTCCTTACATCTGAAATCCACAGGTTGTGACAGTCACGCAGTGCCTCCATTGCATCATCTAGTGCCGCATAGGTTGCCTTGATTGCCTTCTGTTGGTCGTCTGACAGTCCATCAAATGCAGCCTTGTCTTTGGCTACACGTTCCTCACGTTCTTTTACATAGTCCTCATGTGTTTTATTTGTCATAGTATATTACTCCATTTGTTCTTTGTATGACCTGCGGAACTCATCCTGCCTATTCCGCTTGGCCTTGTTACCTTTCTTGGCAGGCACTACTTGTGGTCGCTTGCGTTCCATCAGCATAGCACGTGCCACAGGATTTACAACCCTTATGGCTGCATGTTTTCTATGCCAATGGTCTGTCATTTCAAAACAACCCATTGGGAATAGACGCAAACATATTTTCTAAATCATCTTCATCATCCTCTATAGGCAATGGCATTTCATCCTCAAAAATACCCTTAATGAAATCACGATCAGATGGTGACACATCAGGCATTGCAGTTTGGATCAACTGCCCATCATGCCATGCGTCAAGCTGTTCATATGTTAGGCCAGCAATATCTTTTGACCGTGCGTTGCCTGTGAGAATTGATTTAGAATGTATAAGCATTGTCTTTATCCTTATGTTGTGTGTGTAAGATAGATTATATCAAAGTTATATAGGCACTAGTGGGAGGTGTCAAGTACTTATATAACTTGTGATAACCTTTCTGCTATTTAAACTCAGGCAGTCTAATAGTGTTGCCATTCTGCAACAGTTTGACATATAGGCCAGATGTAACGGCTAAC